TTTTTATTAATTGTCTTCATCCGATTATTTCTCATATAATCCTCAAGTGCATATCTCATGGCATCCATTAAATGATTAAAATCATCTATTGGTTTATTTACTGCTTTCCCAAATTTATCCTTATCCCAAGCATAGTTAGAAATCTCTGTTAAAAAATTTACACACCTTGGATGAATAAATATTTTAAAATCCTGAATAAATTGTATTCCAGCATTTATACTATCTTTGCCTTTTTTAGATGCTTTTATCCTTGTCAAACCCAAGCTTCTTAAATGTTCTATACTCTTTGGTTCTGCACTATCTGCAACTATTATTTCTTTTCTAAATCCAAGCTTTTCTATATTGTTGTAAATAGCTGTATTTTGCATTCCCTTTTGATATATTTCATCAAAAACATAAATTTCTTTTTGTTCCTGGTCCATTATTCCACAAAAAAAAGCAGCAGGGTCATTCGTATATCCAAAATCTAACCCAAATACTGCTTTTGCTTTTTGCCTTTTATTTAAAATTTCTCTCCAATCAAATTCCAACTCTCTCCAATTTTCATAGACAAGTCCATCAGTTACTCCCCATTCGCCTAAGCCAGCAACTTGATAACGCCTTGGATTGTTCTTTTTCATATCTTCAAATAGCTTTTTATCAGATTCGTCAAGCCACTCATTACACAGGTAATTAGTTGTAAGAGCTAAAATATTTTTATCTTTTCTATCAAAAAACCTTTTCTTAATCCAATGTCTCTCGTTCCATGGATTTAGTGTGAGCGTAATCTGTTTATATAAAGGTTCTTCAATTTTTCCTCTGATACTTTCATCAAGCATATTAAAATCTTGTTCCTTGTTTATCTCATAAGCCTCCTCAATCCAAGCCCAGCATAGATTTCCAGTTTCAACTGTTATCGAGGTAACTTTAAGCGGATCATCCAATCCTCTAAATAGTATTTTTTGCCCAGTTGGAATATAAACTATCTCTAACGGACTTTCTTTAACTGACCAGTAATCCTGCACCCCTAATCTATTTATAGCCCATTTCAAATCTGAAAAACAACTGTCTTTCAATGTTCTATAAACTTTTCTTATCACGAGTAAATTTGCACCAGGATATTTCATCATTGAATAAATAAAAAACAAAGCAGCTGTCTTACTTTTTTTGCTCGCCCTACTACCTTTACAGACTCTATATCTTCCCTTGAAATTCCAAAAATCCTTATACCCTTTTCCAACTAAATCAGGAAGTCTTATCTTTTTACTCTTCAAGTTCGCTCTCACCTACAATCATAACAGGCACAACCCCATCAACTTCAACTTTGTCTGTAAACAGCCTATATCGCTTACCAAGCAGTTCTGCTGACTTAATCCTGTCACGTAGACCTATCTGCTTTTTAACCGTTCTAGCTTCACTAGTTCCATCTCCAGTTCCTTCGACAACGACAACTTCCTCATCAAGTTCACCTCTCATTGATTTGGTCAGAAACTCAAGCACTTCTTTGGCAGATGCAGTTCTTTCATCTTGCAGAATCTTTAATTTTTCATCAATATAGCTTTTTACACCAACTTTTGCTAAGTTTTCACTTGCTACGTTATTTAAATTTTTTCCTTTATACCCTGCCCTTCTGGCAGATTCTGTTGCATTCCCAGTTTCAATATAATAATCAGCAAATCTTTTTTGCTTCTCTGTCAATTTCATGTCAAGTTCTCCACCTCCTCAAAAATAAAAAATACCCTGCAATTCTAAGCGGCTGCCGAATCACAAGGTGGTATATTAAAAAATATTTATAAAAAAGACAGCTTTTAAACTGTCTTACACTTACAAAAATTTAAGGTTTAATGACAAGTGATTAACTCATACTCTTACATCTTAACATATTATAACATATTAAAAATTATATACAATGCCAAAAAAGTGCCAATTTTTAATTTAATATACTTTTTAACACATCATCTGAAAAAATAATTAACTGCAGTTGCCTAATCATAAAGTTTTTATGCCTTTTTGCTGTTCTTACACTAATGTTTAATTTCTCGGCTATATCTTCAAAGGTCAAATCTTCAAAGTATTTCATCTCGATTATATTATAATATTTATCGTTCCTAATCGTATTTAAGGCTCTTTCGACCATGCTAATCACATTTTCTATTCTTACGATTTCTTCCTGTAATTTTTCAATCCTATTCTCTACTTTTTCTAATTCTGATAGATATACTTTACTAGACTGCACATTAACTCCAGTTTCTCTTTTCTGAATTGATATTCCCTCTTTCTTCAAATCCTCTATAAGCATATTTTTAGAATCAATAGCACCTTTCAACAGTTCTAGTTCCGATAATAATTTCTCTGTTTTTTGAAAAGGTGTCAATTGCTTATCTTTTCTCATATCCTTATCACTCTTAATTTTCTCTAGAATTTTATCTGCTATTTTTTCTATATCTTTTTCATTCATATATTTTTTTATTCTTCCTTTCCACTGAATTTCTAGTACATTTTAATAAACATTCTATTAAACATCTCTTTTTTTGATTTCTCAAATAGCATTAACAAAGTTTTATCTGAAAAATTTTTATAATTAAAATTAAATCCATACACTTCTATTCTTTTGTGCACATTCAATCTTTGTCTCATATCAACTTCCCATTTTAGCCATTTTTCTAATTCTTTTTTACTCTTCTTTCTAACTATTACACCTTTTCCATTTTCACTGTAAATAATCACTTGTTTCAATCTTATCTTCTCCCTCAATAATTTCTTTTAACTTCGGTTCTTCAAAACAGTTCACTTTTAGCAATCTTACCTTTTTTAGCTCCTTTCGTGTAATAAACAGGTTGTCCATTCTTATCTAATTTCGTCATATTAGAACGATGAACTTCTTTAAATGCTGTAAGAAATATCCCATTGAAATTATTCTTCTCAATTTTGTCGCATATCTCTGACAATTCTGAATCCACTGAATCAAAATATAGTATTCTCGCAACAAGATCGACATTTCCTTTACATCGCTCCAATAATGTTCCTATATACACATAAGCCATATCCGCAACTGCATCCAGTTTTCCTACTGTATCATTTTCTATTTCGGCTTTCATGTACTCCGTTTTCTCTTCCATAAGCAGTAAATCTCTTAAATGCTCTCTCTCTTCTGTCATATCCTTATTTAAAAATTCTTCCTGCTTGAAAGCCAAATAAAATTCCTTGACCATTTTAGCCATCATTTCCCATTGTTCCATCTATTTCTCCTCTTCTCTTTCGTGCCATTTTAAACTGCATTTTTTCATATATTCTAAATATTTATCAGCTTCTTCTTCTGTTTCAAAATAATTCCCAAAATCATACCTTGCCTTATCTTCATCATAATCCCAATCATCATCACTAGAAATCCCACAATAATCATCTATATAAAAATAGTTTCCCCCTGTTTCCGCTCTCCACCTTCTCTCAATACCATATTTTTCATTGACAGCTTCCACCTTATCTTCTATTATTCTTTTAACTGTATCATCACATATGTTTACAGTATCGTTCAAATCAGAAGACTTTAAAAACAAGTAATTAGTGAGTGTCAAAAAACTAGGATCAATAAATGAAGTTGATATTACTTTTAATTCATAATCCCTAAAATTGTCATTTAATACTTCCTCATTTTGTTTTATAATTCTCCAAGCCCATTTCCCCCAAATAGGTGTAAATTCTATTTCCAATACACTTTCCTTTTTCATTTTATCCTCCTATTATTTTAATATTAATTAATATTCTAATAAATCACAAAATATAAAATTTATCCTTATTTTCAAGCTCCAAAAAGTGAAACCTATTTAAACCCAATAAAAATCATACTTTCAGAGAAAGGTTTCGGTTACACTTTGCTTTTTTAAAGTTCCTATATAAAATACTACTTCTTCTCCATAATTGAGAACAAACAAATTTCCAGAAAAACTTTTATTGAAAACAAGTGTAACTAGTGTAACCAACACCTGTTATATAACAGTAGTATATATTATATAAATATAATATAATACTTTAAAAATAATAAAAATTATATATTATAACATATGTTATATAACATTTTTTTGGGTTACACTTTGGGTTACACTTTGGGCAAAAGGTTTCACTTTAAGTGTAACCTAACACCTGTTATTTATGATTTTCCTTAGCCATAAATAAATAATATATATTAATAAACAATTCAATCATCATTTAAGTAATTTATTAATGAAAATTCAATTCTTTTTCTTTCTATTTATATGAAATATAGATTAAAAATAATTGTGGTTTACTCTTTGTTTTCATCTATTGGTTGAAACGCTCTAAAAGTTTTCTTATTCCTCTTTACAACCTTAATTTTTAACCTGTGAACATTACAAATAGCCTCTCTTAACATCTTTTTACTGGCAGTTAAATCATTTTCTTCACACCATTGCTCAAATTCCAAGTATATTTCTTGATTGGTTTTTCCAATTATATACTCTTTTGTTAAATCCTTTACATATATTTCAGCTCCGTTGTTTTCTTCATGATACTGCCTGTTAAAATCTGCTACGATACTGCAATTTGTAAAATCTCCATTCTCATATAATCTTTTATATCCCTCAATAATTAACCTCAGCCAATATTCCAAAGCCTTCTGAGTAGTTAATTTTGTAATGAACCTTGGATCTTTTCTCTTTGGTTTGGAGTACATTGGAAGCCAAAGGACTCTACGCTTATAACTTTCTCCTTTTTCCCATGATTTCAATATATGATTTGATGTAAATATCAAACTTGTAGTCATGGTTGCAGATGTTGAGTTTTTAAACATTTTTCTAATTTCTACATAGTCACAGGTTGAAATATTTTTTAACATCTCCATATCCTTGCCATTGATTGGCTGATCCTGAATATCATCACCTAAATTAACTAATTTACCATCCATACTGCATGCATATCTTTCATCTGACATTTGCTTTATCTTCAACCCACTGCAGTTCTCTCTGTTCAAAATACTCCTGATAATACTCAATAAAGTTCCTTTACCATTTCCTCCATCTCCTACAAAAATGAAAAACTTTGCTAGAGACCTTTTCACTTCTGGGTCAGTAATTAAACCATGTGCTAAAATTTCAAATAACAAATCTCTATACTTCTCGTCATCATTAGTCAATTGAGCCACATAATTATCAACTATTTCAACTGGTTCAGCTTCAGGTTTATAATCTAATTCAACATAGTAAGGAGTAAATTCCTTATAGTCATCAATTTCAACAAACTCTCCATTTATTAGTACACCATTATTAAATTTTATATTAAAAATAGTATCTAGTGGTATCTTTTTACTTCTATACAACATTTGCTTACAAACTTCATCCACATAAGCAGTTTTTTGGTCTCCAACCATACTGTAAATCATATGTTTTAATGACAACTCATCGTTTTCATATTTAGTACCGTTATAACAATAAAGCTCGTTTTTATAAACACAAGTATTGAAATCTTTAATCATTTTAGTAGCTACCAAATATTCACCATTTTTTGTTGCTTCAAATCCAGTATCCCTCATAATTGTTTCAAACTCATTTTCATCTAAGGGGTCTGCAAATATGTACTGATTTATAAAATGGAGAATCCTTTTTTCTTCAGCATACCCTGCCAACTTAGCACGATGCGAAAAAAGTGCGTTATTTCTTCCGTCATTTTCACTAAGGCCCAATAAACTTTCAAATTTTCTATTAGCTTGAAATATTTCAGGTAATTCCTGTCTCACATCATTTCTTTCAACTTTTCTATGTTTTCCGTTTCTTTTTATCGTACAGCTTTTAGTATTTCCTGTATGCTTATACTCTATTTTAAAACCTAGAGGACACACTCTAGCAGCTCCACGAAATCCTAGTGGTTTCTTGAAGTATAAATGCACTCCTCTATCCGTCCATACAGTCCGTGTACGAATGTTAAAGTACTTTAGCAATACTTTTATTGTCTCAATGTCTAAACAGTCTATATCGACCACCAAATCGTCATCAGTCAACAACCAACCAGCGTCTTTAAAGTAAGTATCATTATCAGATATTTCAGCATTTTTAGCAGCATGTTTTTGACCTGGTTTATACTCTATATACATCTATTATATCTCCCACATTGTCAATTTCTTGTTTATAATTTGATAATAATGGTTTAGGTCAACAATTTTCTCGAAATTTTCTAGTTTACTACAATCGTCATTCCATAAGAACATTTTTTCAGGAGCGTCGGCAAACTTAACAAGCCCTCCGTCTAATCTTTTCTTACTCAATTGAATTCCGTTATTTCTACAAGCAAAAACTCTATTTATATTCTGATATTTCTTATCGTCCTGATCAAAAGTCCCTTGATAAGTTCTTCCTGCTTGAAGTATATACTGATATAATTCAGGATTATTTCTATTTTCAATCAATGTTTCAAGTACATCTTTATTATGTACCAGTTTATTTACAACAGCTATGTCAATGATTCTTGCATTGTTATTACTAAAATATTTGTCACCACCAAACTTATTAACATCTCCACCTTTACATTTGATATAATCCCCTTTTACACCTATATAATTATTAACATCTTTCTGAATAAATAAATCAAAGTTATCTTCTTCCAAATTTAATTTAAATTCTTTCTCCCATTGGTCCTTTACAGCCAAATACTCAGTGGAGTTAGTTGTAAAAGCCACACCATCAGTATTTATATTAATTATTTGGCAACTATCCGACAATCTTTTACATAATTCATACAGTGCTATTTGCCCATAAACACATACAGAATAAGCAGCACGAGGATTATTTAAGACAGAATATTGGTTATTTAAATTTCCATACACCGAATTAAGAATTAATTTAAGAGCGTCACTTTCTAGCTTATCCTTATGTTTTATCTCAACCCTACGGTTCAATATATCTATATATTTACTTGTAGCAGGGCCTAGTGCGTTTAGCAGAATGATTATATTAGGATACATGCTCGTAACATCTAATAATTTTACATTTTTAACTCTAATTGGCTTAGATGGTGCTCCATGCAGTCCTCCAAATCCAAACTGAATATCATTCCCAAACTCTTTTTTCGTTATTGTTTTGGTCTTCAATTCAAATGCTGGTTCATTCAACTGTAGCCACATTTCTTTTACTTCTAAATCAACTTTATCTAATAGGTTTTCTTCAATTCTGATACTGCTCCATTTATTTATTTTTCCAGAAGTGGTAAGCAGATTCCCTGAAATAGTTGTTGTATTCCATTTTTTAGCTTTACTGTTTCCAAGTTTTTTTACCAATAGTTCTTTTGTCTTAAAATAAGAATTTTCCCTCAATTTATACACTTCAATGGTTGTATCCACATCATATCCACAATAAAACATTGCTTCTTTCAGTTCCTCATCTGTCAATTTCCTATCTATATCAAACGGTACACTACTTTCAAGTATCATTTTACCCATATTTCCTTCAATTTTTTTTAACCCTGGTTTAGATACATTAATTTGCTGGAAACAGTCAAGACTATTTATGCAGCTATCCACTTCCTTATCTGCGTTATTTCCAGAGATAATTCTATCATTAAATTCTTTTAATTGATAATTACTCCAACCTCTTATCATTTTTGTAAGAACTAAGTCGTCATAAAAGTAGTTGTTATAACCAACTAGAGTTTTACCTTTTATAAAATCTCGAAGTTCTTCAAAATCATTGTGAAATATTCTCAATGTATTTTTATTTATATCTTTAAAAACCACAAAAGCGTCATACTTGTATACCTCAATATCATAAAATAATAGATTTTCCATACATCAATCCTTTCAATAAAGGGACATCGTTTGACATCCCTTTATATAATTACTATTTCTTTTTATTTTTCTTAACTAATGGTTTAATATCTACCCATATGAATCTACCACCAGCTTTTTTTACTTCAAACATTACAGTTCGACCTATTAATTCATCTTTATTTTCTACATCTACTCCAAATTTATTTTTAAATTGTTCTAACTTTTTCACTTTTTCCTGAGGATTGATAAAGAATTTTTTCATTCCATCGACCCATTTAGCGTACACCATTTTATTTTCATAGATTTTTCCTTCATATTCAATATGGATTTTAATTCCCACATCATCTAACTTAATTTCTTTGATTACAGCTTCGTCAATCAGTCCTAATTCCTCATCAGTAAACTTATCCACTGAGCTTGTTTCCCACAAACTACAATATGTATTGTAATCATAAATATCTTTTCTAACTCCCACACAATTATGTAAATCATCAAAATCACAATTAAAATATTCCTGACACCATTTCTCTACTTTCTCAGTTTTTTCAGGATCATCAACAAACTTCGCTTGAGTTCCTGACCAGCTTTGTTTATTAAAATTAACTTCTCTTATTTCTCCAGCTTCTTCATGTAAAAAAGTCATAATTGCTTTTTTTCCTTCATTTTCATAAAGTACTTGTACTAATTCTAAATCTTTTAATAATTCCATCTATTTTTCCTCCATAATATATTTAATTTTATTTTCTTTTAATAACATTTCAGTCAATTTTGCGTCTTTTTCATCTGATATGATAAAAATATATTTTTTATCAGATTTTTCCGCTTTCTTCATAACTTCTTCAACTTTTTTATTCTTTTCTTCCCTTGCTTTTGCATTCTCAATAGATTGTGCTAAGTTAAATGTTTCCAAATATTCTTTTAAAATCTCATTGTCTCCAAGATTCTTTATAACTCCAATATCCATTTTTCTTTGTTCTAACCAGTCAGACAATTCGTTTTCCAGCTTATCTAGCGAAGTCGTTTTATTAGCCATACTTTCTTTAAAGAAATTCTCAAAAGTTATCACATCATTGAAATCATAATGTTTCACTTTATCTTCAAACATTTCTTTAATTACAGCTTTTTTATTTATTCTTTCAGTTTCTTCCATTTCTCGTATTTGACTTCTGACAATATTATCAGCTTCTTTTACAATTGCCACTATCTCTTTTACTTGTGCTTCAAAGTCACTATAAGGTTTCAGCATCTCTTTTTTTATCTTAATTCTATGATCTTCCAGTTTTTTTACATCTTTATTAACTTCAGCTATCAGTTTTTTAGATTCTTTGATATTTTCTTCTGTTACTTCAACTTTTTTTAAATTCTCACTTAAATTTAATGCCTTCTCTTTTATATGCTCATAAGCATTAAAATTTATCTTCCCAACTTTAAATTCAACAATCCCTGTTTCATTGATATTCATTAATTCACTCATATTTTTACTCCTCTTCCCATTCAATATTATCATAGGCATAATCCACTAATATTTTCACAACTTTTGAAGCAGAATAACCTGTCGCTTCTTTTATTTCATTTATAATTTCATATGTATCCGTTCTCACTTTTACAGCAATATTCCCTGATTTAGATTCTCTTTTTCTTATTCTTGTTAAAACTAATTTTCCCATTTATTTCTCCTATTCTATTTTTAATAAAATCTCTCACTTTTATGTAATTCTATAAATTTACTGTCACTATTTTTTCTATGCATGTAGTAGAACGCTTTTGCACTTTGTGTTGAAAGATGTCTTTTAGCATTTTGAAAAGCGTCATACTTATATGATTTGTCGTTCATAATTAATTCAATCTTCTTTTCATCGTGATTACTCTCAATAAAGAAATAATCATATTTAATATCAGGAGCATTCTCAAGCGTTGATGTATCAGTTGCATAAATTACATCATTATCGCCTATTTTGAATACATAACCTGTTGTTACTACATCGTGTATGCATTCAAAAGGAATTACTTCCATTTCTCCAATTTGATAACTAATTTCTGTACTTAAAATCTTTTCCAGCTCTCTTTTCCCGACTTCCATAGCCACTTCATAATTTGAATAAATCTTAATATGCTTCCATTTGTTCCTAATACTCTTGAATGTAGATTTTTTCAAATGGTCTGAATGTTTATGAGTAATGAAAAGATATTCTATATCTTTCAAATAATCTTTTAATTTTGCATAAGGAACTCCGCAATCAACTAAAATATTGTTGTTAATAATCACGGCATTTCCTTTACTTCCTGATTGAATTACTTTGTATTCCAATATTCCTCCTAATCTCTTAACGCCAAAGGCATCATTAAATAAAGCCAGTCATCACTAGCGCCACCTTTAACAAGTACCGTGCTCTTATTATTGAGCATTTTCATCACTACTGTCTTGTCCTTGATTTTTTTTATAAAATCTAGCAGGTATTTCACTTCTAATGCTATTTTTAAATCATTGCCATTCTGAATTGTTGCCAGCTCTTCTTTAAATTCTGAATGTCCGCCATTTGATTTTATTAACAATTTGTTCTGTGTGAAGTTAAATACCGCTCCATTTCTATATTCAAGAGAATTTTTAGCCACAGAATAAGCACGTTTAAGTGCGGATATAAAATTTTTAGTGCCTAAGACTACCGATGTTCTATCTTTATCCAAGCTAGATGTTATAGTTTTGTAATCTGGGAAAACAAGGTCAACTAACCTGGATACAACTTCTATTCCTACAAATTTAAACGATATTTCATTTTTTCCTATAGAAACTGCTGTCATTTCATCAGGTGCACCTAATTTAGATTTCATAACTTTTAAAAGACCTTTAACGGTTTCCAGAGGTATGCTCGCACCAAAATCTTCAGACTTATTTGGACTAGGATTTAATTGAACTCTTGCATAGGCCAAACGGTAGGTATCTGTCCCAATAGCCTTTAAATGTTCTCCATCTAAATCAAGCCTCACACAATTTACAGCAAAGTTTTCAACATTTGTGGAAGCAGAAAACATTACATTCTCAAAAAGATTTTTCAAGTCTTCCTTCTGAAACGAATAATATTCTGGTACTTTTACACTTTCAAAGTCAGGAAAAGGGTCTCCTGTTATCAATGAAATTTCTCCCTTAGAATCATTTGTCTGGACAATTATTTTATCCTTTTCAACTGCGATTGTAACATCATTGCTGGAGATTCCTTTTACCAGATCCTTAAAAATTTTACAGGGAACTAGAGCTTTTCCACCGCCAGATATTTCTCCTGCAATTTCAATCCTTACAGATTTTTCCGAGTCTGAAGCTCTTAATATTAGAACATTTTTCTTTTCATCAGCTTCTATAAATATCCCTTTCAAATATTCTTTTCCAAACTTCTTTTTTTCTGCAAAATTTTCTGCAATTTTAACAGCTTCCAGAAGTTTCCAAGTTTTTAATGTCGCTTTTAGTTTATCTTCCATTTTTTTTATCCTTTCATTGATTTAATAGGCTGACATCAGTAAAAATGACAATTGCATTATTAATAAATATTTAGGAAGTATAATGTCAGCCAAGTTTTTTTTATGGAGTTTCTTCTCTCCAAAGTATTAATTTAATTGTCTAAATTTGCTATAATTAAGATGAGTTAAGACAAGCACTCATCCTGTTTTAGCCAGTGTTAGACAGTCGCTGGCTATTTTTTATTTTCATAGCCTCTTTTCTTTTACATCCAACCCAGGTGATTTCAAGTCCAGCTTCTTCAAATGCTAATAAAGTTATAGCATCCTGTTCAAAGTCGGCTTCCCCACCTTCTATGATCACCTCTTTTATTTCCTCAAATTTCTTGTCCGTTTTTGTAATAAATGTTTTAATATACATTCTATTTTTCTTGTCAAAAGCTTTCAGTTTCCGCTGTACAAACGTTTTAAAAACGTTGTAGTATGCAAATATCACAAGTATCTGTCTTGTCGCAGTTTCAGTATCTCTATACCTAGTTTTTAAATATTTGCCAAATTTAGTTTTTAAAATTTTTAATTCTTCCTGGTACATTTTAGAAAACTCTACAACCACAAATTCATTCTTAAAGTCCTGTATCTTACGCTGATTAGGGTTCTGCAGCTCTTCATAGTCATATTCCTTTACAAGCCTTGCCACAATCCTGAAACTTCTCTGTATGATGTCTTCAAGTCCAAAGGTGCACCACAAAGTATTTTCTTCGTTCAATTTTGGTATTTTGGTATCACCTCTTAGGAGATTGCCATCTGTAATTCCAGGAATGTTAAAATAATTTCTGTAGTGCTTGCATAAATTTGAAAGGCCCATCATTGAAAAGACCTTCGCTCTTTCATTTTCATCCGTTGAGAACTTTGTGTAATCCTTTGCCTTCGATACAAGCACTCGCTTTTCTTCTTTCTTTTTTAATTTTCTCTTTATTTTCATAACTGTTCTCCATTTTTACATCTTTTTAAAAAATGACGGCCACCAAAGTATTATTGTCAATAATATTGGAAACGCTAAATTCCCTCCAGCAATCCAGTACCCATTCTCTCTAATAACTTCTAATTGTACTATAATCGTTGTGACTGCCAGAA